TTACCGATACCCAGAAAGAAACGACGGGCAGCCATTGAAAGACTCACCGCTGAAGGATGGGTATTCCGAACATGGCGCAGATTGTTTAAGATACGGAGTGATAAACCGGTTTCCAATTAGAAAATACAAGTATAGGACGGCGAAAAGATGAAAGCATATGCAGAACAGATAATTACACAGTCTATAAAAGAACATAAACTGTTAGCCAGCCAGAATCGTCGCGACATGGTACGCAAATACCTGGACTATTTCTCTGGCGACAATACGACCCAATATATCGAGCGGCGATTTAATTCGGCAGCCTTCCAGGAGGTACCACCGGCCTGTTTTAATATTACCAGGCGGTTTATTGATCGAATGAGCCGGATCTACACCCTGGGCGCTGTCCGGAATGTCAAGGGACAGTATGCGGATCTAACGTACTTAAAGAATCTAAAGATGAAACATCTTGAAAAAATGACCAGGCTAATAGGCACCCTGGCTACTCGCGTTTCGTTTAGAACAGATCCGGATCCGCATTTTAACTATATACCGATATACTATTTCGACTGCTCTTTCGGCGAGGATCCATATAACCCGACGTCGATTACCTACCCCATGCTACAGCCGGTACATGATGCAAGCAAGACCCAGGATCTAAGTTACTGTTACTGGGACGCGGAGCATTACGTCGTATACAGCGAGCATGGCGACGTTATAGAAGAGATCCAGCACGGATACGGCGTCTTACCGTTTGTCTTTACTCATAGAGATAACCAGCTAGACGAGTTTTTCGTGGGCGGTGCTTACGACGTTGTCTCCTGTAATGAATTAATGAACATTCTATTTACAGAGGCCAATTTAGGAATGCGATTCCAAATGTTCGGACAGTACGCCATTACCGGGATGTATTCAGACGAGAACATTACCCGCGCTGGATCCGATGAAATTATGGTGGTTCCGGAGGGCGTAAGCGTAGATATACTCTCGCCTAAAGGCAATTTAGATTCTGCCATGGGCCTTATTCGGCAAATGCTGGATATAACAGCCCAGAATAATCACCTTTACGTAAGTTTTGAAGAGACGGGGGCAGATCGACCCAGTAGCGGCATCGCTCTAAAGATAAAAGACCTGGAGAGATTCGAGGACTACCAAGACGATATAGAGCTGTGGACTGTCTACGAAAAGCAAATTTTTAAGATCGAAAAGGCTGTCGCTGGAGCTAATGGGGTTAATATCCCTGGAGAGCTGGCCTTAGACTTTAGCGAGCCGGAATATCCCATGACCGTAGCCGACCAGATCCAGATAGACGAATTTAACCTTACACACAATTTAACCACAGAGGCCGGCCTTATGGTTAAATATAATAATGACCTCTCGATTGAAGAGGCCCAGTCCACAATCGAAAAGAATAGGGAGTCTAATGGCAAGGGAAAACAACAACAAGCAAAACGCCCTTTATTTGACCAGTTACGTAACCAAGCTCCGACGGCTTAATGACCTTGACCTGGAAATACCGCAAGATTTTTCTATTGAAGAGATAATAGCGGATCCCAACGCATACGCGCTGGAGTTTATAGAACGCGAATTTACTAGATATTTACCCAGGTTTATGGAGGCCTACAAGCTCGGCCAAGACCTCGCTATTAAAAATAAGGCTGGCGGTTAGCCTTGGAAAAAGAGGGTTTAGAATTATTTATCGGCGCCCAAGTCTATTGGTTTGTCGGACTGGCGCTATTATTTTTTATCCGAAATATTATAGAGGGAATGATTGCGGGCCTTTTAATATTTTTAGGTGGAGATTATAACTCAGACGACGTAGTTTATGTCGACGGACTTCCAGGCAGAATTATTCGCGTTGGTTTATATAAGACAGTCTTTTTCTTATATGATATTACCAACGACCCTTATACCGGAGAGGGGCGCGTCAGCGGCGGGACAAAATTAGTGATCCTTAATAGCGCCCTCCACGATCATAAGATAGAAAAGCCTTTACAAAACCTGGATCTAGGCAGATATAAAAGATCTCCCAGGAAATTAAACCGGAGAACCGATGGTTAAGAGCGTAAAACGAAATTACAGCCCTAAAAAGCTGGCGGCAAAGATGGGGAGTGTCTGGATGGATGCTTTTAAGCCTATGATACGGGAGTTAAATAGAGAGATCCAGGATGGCATCGAAACTTCCACCGATATAGACGGGAAGAAATTTAAGAAGTTAAAAAAGTCTACGACCGATATTCGAGAGCTGCGGGGACAACCAAAGCAGCCGCCACTTAAAATCACGGGTAAAATGCGCGGAACTAAAATTATACAGGCCACTAAAGCCAAGCCCTCGTTTGAAATAGAAATGACCGGCCAAAGGAGAAACGTCTATTATGGATCTTTACATAATGAGGGCTTTACTACTGGCGGCATGATCCCAGGTAAAAAAGTCCCCGCACGTAATTGGTTTGGGATCCCAAAAGAGTATAAAAAAGGCGGTAAGCGTTATGAGGAGGCCAGCCGGCAGATGAGGTTTAGACTCCGCCGCTCCCTACAATCAGCCATGAAAAAGGTCGCATAGTGCCAGCTCCAGAAGATTTTGCCGCTCTCTTTGGAGACGATTTTATAGATATTTTAAATGTCCTGGAGAAAAATTTTCCACCAGAACTAGAGGATTATATTGTAGGCATTATCGAGAGATCCATGCACGACGCCACCATTTTTTCACAGAGGATGGCTAAGACTCAGGCCGTAATGGCCGAGAATGGCGTAGCTGGTGGACTTATCCAGGCCGCCTTACTTGCGGATCAGCGCTCGGCCGGTAAAATTTTCGGTGAGCTGCGTAACTCTGTTAAGTCTGGCGTAGTCGAAGGTATTAACCAGTCTGGCAGAATGGGTCAGATCCGCGAATATCCGGCCGATGCTCAGTCTTACACCTGGGTAACAGTAGGATCGCATAAAGTTTGCCCGGACTGCGACGCAAGGGCTGGAGAGGTAATGTCCTGGGAGGAGTGGGTAGCCGAGGGTATACCAGGCTCCGGCTGGTCTATTTGCGGCGGGCATTGTTACTGCGTTCTAGATCCAATCGGAAAAATGGGAGATAAGGTGGAGGCTCCTGTAATCGAGATCGGCGCAAAAACTAGAAAAGGTGGTATAAAAATTCGCAAAGCTGCCCCAGGAGAATATTTTAGGACGCCTGGTTTCCGCGGCAAGCCATTAACAATAAAAGATACTTACGAACTTGCAGACGAGGTGCTGGCAAGGACTATGCCTAAAGAGCCTCTCATGACAAAACTCTTTACGAAGTGGGGTAAGAAACATAAGGGCGAGGCATACGGATTAAGTCATAGATTAAAAAAGCGCTCGTCTTTAGCGAGAAAAATTGCCAAGGAAAATTTTGAGAACGGCTGGAATGTGAGGCAAATCGTAGGAAAAGATTTAGGCGACGTCGTTAGGTATACTATGCTATTTAATAAATCAGTTTATACGCGATCGGTTACTGCTGTCCTGGCGGACATACAGGCCGCCGGTTTTACTCCCTGGAAAGTTAAAAATTATTGGTTTGGTAAAGAGTATAAAGGAATAAATAGTAATTTTATACACAAGGCCACGGGTCAAAAAATAGAAATCCAATTTCATACGCATACCTCTAACTCTGTAAAATTTGGACAAAGCCATGCGCTTTACGAAAAGATCCGCAGGACAGGAATTTCTCAGAGTACATACGACAGACTCGAGCGAGAGTTATTTTCAGTTTGGGAAGATGTGGCTATACCGCGAGGCGTAGGCGCTATCGGTCAAATAATAAAATAGCCGCGAGGGAATATTATATAAAGCCGTCCTCGGCTGTACCTGGGTAGATCCAGGATCCCAACCATTCCCCTACTCTTTTCGTGGCAAAAGCCTGGTCTATCTTTTCCAGGGCGTTGTCGCCGCCTAAAAAGCGCCGCCGCAGATCCGAGTTCTCAGTCCAGCCCCGGTATGGGTTACAAAATTCCAGAGATCTAGTCTCTGCATCTCTTCTAATGATGCAATCCGTGTCCTCTATTGGCGTATCAAAACCAATAAGGCAAAAGTATTCGTACATCTTTTTAGTGATTGCCATATATAAAATTACCTCCTTCAGATATTATTTATCTGATTTTATTTTTTAGGCTGGTACGGTTTGAAAGTCTCGCCGGCTAACTACACTTATTGGCCTCGTAAAAGGCCAAGGAAAAACCCTCTGGAGTCCACGACCGAGCCTCTTTTGTCTTTTCTGATGAGCCGCCGAGACGCTGGGTAAAAGAACCCTGGGGGCAGCATTTAACCGGTTCGATTCTTTTTGTCTCTGGAATTTTAAAATCTCCCCACAGGCCGGTCTTTTTAGTATATGCGTTTTGTTCGATTATAAAGTCGACTTCCTCTTTTGTTACGCCATGGCCGTTTTTAGCGCGTATCTTTTCCAGGCCGGACAAAGTTTTATTATCTGGGTGTAAGTATCCAGCATAATCGCAAGGATCGAAATACGCCGGTTTCCCTAATTCTGGTATAAGTTTAGACAGTCTACCTACAGGGTTCTCGATTACCCAAAATTCTGGACTATACAGATCTACGGCGCACAATACCTGGTAGACCAGGTCGATGGCCCTATCTGTTTTTCCGTTGGCGTCTTTTTGTCCCCAGTATTGCGCTCCACTAGATGAAAAGTCGGTACACGGGGGAGCCGCTATAATA